GTGCCGAACGCTTCTTTATAGCGATAGAACATACCTGCTGTAGCCTTGAAGCCTATCTGCCTGCTGTCTATAGTCAGGACTATTGTATTGCTCATTGTCATTCACCCGGGGTGTAGGTGTACTCAGGAAACTTTGTGAGTACTGTGTTACCCTTTATACGGAAACGTGCAATGTGTCCTTTCTTGTTGTTGACAGTAGCCTCAGCCGGTGACGGCTTGCAGGCAATCTTATGCTCTGTATACTCATAGTCCATACCGCTGTCTTCCTCTGTCTTAATCAAAATCTTCGGACGATCTGTGGTGTAGCAATATGGGAAGACCTCGGTATATCCCTCGGCTTCTGATGTTGACTCATACTGTACGATCAAGCCGAACTTTGGCGCTTCTCCTGTTCTTGCTACTTCGACCAGTGTGCCGTTTTTCTCTTCGATGACATTTCCGTACCAGTCTTTCTCAAGATCATCACACAGGTCAAGTGTGGTGATAGTTCCCTCGTAACCCTGATTAGTCTGACCTGCGAATGCTACTACGCCGTCAGCCCATATCTCCTTGCTTGATGACTTCGGGTCAAGGCTTACCTGACGGGTGCCCGAAAGCTTTGTCTTATGATACTTAAGTTCTCCATATGTGATAGTTGTTGCACCACTGACATCTGTAGACTCTGTAATCAGTGCATGGGCAACGGCTTTCACTGTTCCTTTCATTAATATTCCTCCTTGCGATCGAATTCGTATACCCACATATCCATTTGCTGATCCTGCCCCAGATAGCCTGCGGCGACTGAGAAACATATGCCCTTATCCATAAGGGCGTTCTCAAATAGGATATGTGTTTCTTCATCTTCCGGCTCGCAGTATATTTCAACTGCAATCCGTGGGATAACTGCGACAGTTCTTCCGTCTGCAGATATCGTCTGAGGTGTCTTGTTTATCCATGTTGCGAATGGCAATTCCGTTTCCACTGGAAAATCTAGCAATCCTGTCCGCAGGAATGCCTGAAAGTGATATAAGTTCTGTCAATGTCATTTCGACTTCTCAATCTCCTTTCTGATGTTTTCCGGTAATTTTTCTTCGGCATACTCTTGTCCGTAAATCATGTGCGGATAAGCTTTCGCCTTAAACGGAAGCGTTCTGCCACCACGCTTCATAGCATGGCCATACTCCAGCAGGTGTGTGAGAAGATACTGCTTATTCTTCTTGAAATTCACTATCTGCCGAATGTCAAAAGAGTCCTCGTACTCGGTACTAACTGTAAGCGCCTTGGCATATTTGCCGGAGCGGTTATTGAACGTGAAGTGTTCTTGGACGACCTTGCGGGTTTCCTTTGCGGTCTTCTTAACAGCTCTCTTGGCGGCTTCATTAACACGGCGACTTTCTTGCTGAAATGCGTGCTGTAAAGCCTCAGCCATCTCATCAGGACTCATTGACATGGATTTCTAACCTCTTTTTCCGCTTTTCTATTGATAACTGCCAAGCCTGCGGCTTAGCGTCCTTTATCATCTGAACTTGAATGACGTTATACTGGTCGCCGTTCATTATCACAATGTCAGTCGCCTGCGGCTCGGCGATAAGTGGTATTCTTATCACTTTATCACAGCGGTGCTGATACTCAGCGGCTTTATAGAAACGCTCTGAGCCGACGGTACGATTGTCATATCTTATGCCTGCTTGCTTGATTTTCAAACCACTGGCATTGATGATAGTTGCAATAGTGCATATGCCGTCATTGAACGTCTGCCGCTTACTTATCATACGCTTCCTCCTGACATCTCCTCAATCTGACATCTTGCTCTCAGAGCGAAGAGCTGAGAGTGATAATTTTTTTCAAAGTCCTCGAAGCAATCGTTATATATATATCTGCAGCAGTCGATCAGAAGCTGGGCGTCGCCGTTGATATTTTCGTCAACGTTGATATCCAGCACCTGACCTGCATATCCGTTAAGTACTCCTATAGCACGTGCTATAATGCTGTTTATCTTTCTGTCAGTAGCTTCGTCTGACCAAGTTATGTTCAGCTGATTTTTAACTTCCTCGAATAATGCCTGCTGCATTTATATCAACTCCTTATGTTTCTGACGGTGTGACCGTGTATACTGTCGGGATAAATCTCTTAAGCTTTGAGATATCCAGATACCTGAAAGCATTGCTGTCGAGTGGCTTGCCGTTGCCGTATGTCTTGATCTTATATGTCCTTGCGTCATCAAGGAACTTGAATGAGTCATCAAACTCCAGCTTACCGCCCTTAGCCATGCCAAGACCCATGAAGTAACGCTTGCCAAGACCGAAGATAGCTCTGTCATCAGGAACGGCGCATGACTGGATAATAGTGCATGGAATAGGCATAACATCGTTAACCCATTTTCCCTGAACGAAGTTCGTTGTCGCAGGCATTACCTTTGTCAGATATGTCTTTGGATTGACCACAAAAATGAGGTTGTCGAGTGGACGGTTATTACCCGCTTCGGTCTTCGTGAGCTGGGCGGCAATAGCACCAATAGCTTCAGGGGAGAGTTCATTGAGTGCAACTGTCTTTTGGTCAGGATACTTGCCACCGACTACTGATGCACTACTAGATACGTCCTTGCACATTCCGATAGGGCAGTTAAGACCGTCGCCTGACACGACACCGGTTTCCATGCCGACCCAAAGGGCTTCTGCCAGTATCTCACGGACATATCTATCCAGCCATGAGGCACCAAGGTCAAGCATATCGTTAGACACTGGAATCCATGCTGTGAGCTTCTTCAGCGCAACGTCAAAGGTCTTGAATGCACCTGAGATTTCCTTGTCGATAGCTGTGTTAAGATCTCCCCACTTAGCGGTCTGAACGCCCTGGTCATTTAACAACATCTTCGTAATTCCAGTGGTATCCTGGAAATAGATGAAGTTGAGCAGAGGGTGCTGCTGTGGGATCTCACCAAGAACTGACTCGATTATAGTGATTGGCATTGTCTTATCAACGTTTGCCAATGCCATCTTGGGGTCAGAGGACTTGCCCGCCTTAATGACGGCGTTATAGTAGTCTCTTTCTTCACTGGTCAGCATTCTCACACCTCTGGTGCTGAGTATCTGGCTATCGACAGACTCAGCGGTGCTCTCCACCTGCTCCATTATGACATCTGAAATTAGATTGCCATACTTATCAAGGGCGGCTTCCATGCCCTTGTCATCACTATCTCTGATAGCGGCTGACAGTGAAGCAAGGATATCTGCTTTCTGCTCTTTGATTGCGTCAAGATTAATCATTCTTTTTTTACCTCCATTTTCATGAACTTTTCAAAAGCCGACATAGCGGCATTTGTTTTTTCTTCTTCGGTTTTTTTTGCTGGCAAAGCCTGCTGTGCGGCGGACTTCTTATAAAGCTCAATGAGCTTGTCCACATTCTCCCTGTCGAGGGCGCTTGACATAGTGTACTGCTTTGTATCACTAAGCATTGTAGCCATATCAACGGGTTGCTCTGCGGTTGATATGCTATCGCAGAAGCCTTTCTCAAGACATTCTGCCGCTGTCAGCCAAGTACCCACCTTTACCATATCGCTTATTTCCTCACGGCTACACTTGCCGTTGCAACGCTCTGCATATGTAGTGATAGCGGTATCGGTCATCTTGTCAAGCTCAGCCGCCGCCGTTCTCATATCGTCAGCATTGCCCTCACAGTAGCAGGACGCCTGATGTATCATCATCATACTGTTGCTATACATGATGATCTCGTCTGCTGCCATAGCGATAACGCTTGCGATAGAGCATGCCCAGCCGTCTACATAGCAAGTAACTTTGGCTTTATGGCGCTTAAGGATATTTCCAATAGCAACGCCCTCTTTGATCTGACCTCCAAGAGAATTGATGTACAGGTTGATATGTTCACAATCTTTGTACTCATCAAGCTTGGCGGCGAAATACTTAGCGCCTGTCTTGCTCTCCTCAACTTTCCCCTTTTCCCAATCAATGGCAAGTCCTCCACGGACTTGTGAATATAGATATAGGCTAAGCTCTTTGGGCTTATCCGCTTCCATTTTGAATTCAAACTGATTAAAAATGCTATTCATTGCTGTTTCCACCTCCTTCGATTGTCTCGTAGTTCTTAGTTCTTGTGTGCTTATCGGCCCAGGCTTCTGGAATTCTTTCCTCACCTGTCTTCTCTCTCAACTCATTAGTTGAATAGAAACCGCTTGCGATTAACTTGTCAACTGCGTTCGCCATTTCAAGCACGTCAAGGTGCTTAAGGTTATTGGTGCAGACTTTGGCGTAGCAGCCACGCAGGACTTGCTCTTTAGTGTAGCGTTTTGCTGTTATCTCGTCGGATAACATCTTGGCAAACGGGTCAACGGCAGATGTCAATGTCATTGATAACGCTTCACTGATGTTCTCGACATTTCCCTTTACGATAGCCGGTGAAACGTTGAAAGCGATTGCCGCTTTCTCTAATGCGTCATTCAGCATAGAAATGTAGTCCGTTGCTTCCGATACTGTTCTCTTGGTTTCGCCTGCTGTTTGAGATGTATATTTAATGCCACCCCATAGCGGAAGAACGGCGTTCTTAGCGTCAAAATAGGTTTTGAAATAATTATTCATAAGAGTATCGAATTTCTTTTCAAAATCGTTCTGCCCCTGTGCCATTGGTGATATTTCGAGAATGCCTTTTTGACCACCGCTCTTAACATAGGCGTTTGAAGCCGTTTCCAAGAAACGATTATGTTCTTCTAACATTTCCGTAAGTATCTGTCTAACGCCACCATTGGAATATGTGAGATATAGGACATCTCCCATATCGAATGTTTTTTGAAACGTAAATGCGCCTCGTGCCACCTGAGAGAAACGGTTAGGATATAGCGCATACTCTTGCGTACTCCAAGAGTCGGCACAGATTATCTGCTGACCAGCGCTGACAACAAGGCTTTCACCACGCACGAGGGTCTTGCGGACAAGCTCGTTCTTGAATTGCACGGCGGTCTGATTGACATTAGGTTTGATATTGAACAAATACCATTCTTCGCCACGGAATGACTTGCCGTCACGATAGGTTTTTATCTCGCACTTTGAAACCAGTGCCGCAAGGATTTCAACAACAACTTGAACTGCATATGCTTGAACGGCAATTCTCGTTTCGTCATTATACCCAACCGACCGGACACTTATCACTTCATCACTCTTAGCATTCATTATGCGTGATAACAGTGATCTCAACCCCATTGCGTTACCTCCTCTCTGTTTTTGCTAGTATGTGAATACGTCCATAATATTCATATCCATAGGCATACTTGATATTTGCTCAGCAATTTTATTCTGCGCTGCTTTCGCAGCAACATATGCCTTGAAAGGGTCTGTCTTTCTGGACTTAGGCTCTATTTTTCCATACGTCATATTGCCTGCGGACGAAGTGCAGACCTTGGTGTTATTCATAGCCCAGCGGAAAAGGGGATTGTCTCCAACTGCAAGCTTATGATTCACCAGCTGACTTGTGATTACAGGCATTATCATCATTTCATTCGACGGACGAACAAGCATGATATTTCCGTAACCTTTTTCATCAGAAGCGTAGAGATTTTCTTTGAGTGCCCTCCTAAGCAGCGTATAGCGGTAGTTATCTATGCCAGTCATTGTGACATTGGCGTTAAGCTCCGCCGCTTTCTGTGC